GACTTCGTCAATTGAGTTAAGGTGTATAACTCGTAGATGCAATGTAATTTCATATTCTTTACACCATTTAATAATTTCGTCTTCATTCTGTCTATACCACCGTAAGTCATGTATTACGATAACAGGATAAGGCTCAGGAATTACTTGGTAAATTGGTTTCATTCGAATATCATCCGTGCCATTATGTAGGTGCCTACATTAGGAAATTCGTAAACAGCACCATCATATTTTACACCATTTTCTTCTGCCCACTCATAAAACTTATTACGGCGTTCCACTGTAGACCAGACTGGAGAGTTACTTCCCATCATATATCCTAGACCGTTGTAGATGTTTTCTCCCATTGGAATAAATGCACAACGCTGGCGTTGCTTAATATCCATTGCAATGAATTCAGACATTTCTGTCATACAGCAAGACCCTACGTTTAGGTTCTCTCGTAATTTATCGCGCCGCCGCGATGCATACGAGTTTGCCCACGCTCAAAAGTATACGGGTCTTGATTCAACTGATCGGCAAGAGCTTGAGCGTTTTTTCTACCTTGTGTAATAGTAAACACTTCGGTACCACCAATCATAACATCCCAAAGATCTTCTTGGATTCGCTCTGATTGTGTATTTGGTCGTATAGTAAAATCTATATGTTTCGTTTTCATGTTAACTCCATCTAAGTTTGAACATCATGGCTGTTTCTTCATCTGGCAATGAGACCGTCATACCTGAAATACTGCCGCCATATTCAGCACACCATTCATCAAGTCTGGCTTTGATTTCTGGATGTCCCCAATAGTTATAGTCACTCATAATCACCATCCATGTTTCGCTACTGTAGTCTGGATGCAAGAGTAGATATTTTCCTTCATCTGAAGATAATCGTGACACAAATTTTTCCTTCAATTCCTTCCTGAATGAGCTCTGTAACTCTTCATTGTTCATTACCCATTGCTTAAAAGAGTGTTCAGCCATTTTACTGTGGGTCCATTTACTTCTAGCTTGCGCTTCCAATAACCCAAATCAATGGTATCGGCAACGTCGTTCAGCATCTCCATGGGCAGTTCATCGAGAACTGCTTTTGCATCGTCATAGCCCAAGAACACCCAGGGCGATATACGCCCCATCTTGATGTCGTTGACCACAACATGCGGAGGTGCTGCGCTCCAATATTCGGTCCAGTGACGCCCAGTTCGATCACTCCACTTCTCCGCATGTAGCACGAAGCGCTCTAGCGCTCTCTCAGCCGTCTCGTGCTTGCTCTGCTCTGCTAGGTATGCTGTGTATACACTGTCTTTACACCAGCGGTCTACAGGCACTTTGGTTTTGATCAGCCACTGTAGGTAGCGCTCTGGGGCGAAGACACGTGCCTCCAGGATATAGAGTCCAAATCGAACAAAGGCACCATAATACTGGCTACGCATAAACGTCTTGTAGTCCTTTTCACCAGTTGCACCCATGGCAATGCGATACCAGTCGTTGAACATCTTGAGTCCGATTTTGACATGCTGCTCGTCCTTTTGCAGGTACCTGCGCTTCTTTTCGCACATGTGCGCAGCAAGAGAACTCTCGCGCTTGAACTCTTTGCGACAGTATTCACAGCGATGACTCATTTGAGGTAGTCTTTGACCTTGTTCTTGGGTACGCCGGCCTCCTCGAGCATGGCTTTGATCTCGTCGCCGCTCATGCTGTCTAGTGCAATAGCAACCTCATCATCCTTGAGATGCGGGAACAGGCTGAGGTAGAACTCATTCAGCTTGGCATTTCCCTTGGCTGATTTCTTGCGCTTGCCTGGTTTGATCCAGGGATGAAACTGACTGCTACCAATACCCACGCACTGCATAAGACGCATCTGCAACTCTGGGTGATGTCGCAAATCGTTGAAATGTATATTGACCAATTCATTGGTCATTGTAAGATAGTGGTGATTGATTTCATCCACTCGGCTGCCAGTGCTTGAGCAATAACGCATGAGTACCCACATACTCAGTCCTTTGCGATCTTCCTCAGTTAGACTAGAGTACCAGCCGAACTTACGAAAATCAATTGCTGCCATCTCTTCTTTGATTGTCGGCATTCTAGATGTCTCCTTGCCCAACTGAAGAATTGTTCAGACCAGGGCTCTTCATACTTACCACCAAGTGTAACAGTGGTGTAACGGTTTCGCAAAGAAAATATTTGACCAATAGGCCCTGTCATTGGTTGAGCACCAATGAGATCTCTCGCGATCATATCAGGGACTGTGTTACGAATCGTCGATATCAGTATCTTCTGGCTTTGTGTCATATCGTGTATCAAATGCTATCCGAGCCACTCCGTCCCGGTTTGGATAAATCATATTCAATGGTATGTATGGGCAATAGAAAAATGCCGCATCGGTTTTTGGCTCTGGTCGAGGATTCAATGATCTAAATCTGACCTTTACCATAGCTCACTTATATCCATTACATCAGGAACTTTACTGGTTTCCTTCACAAAGAAGGCACATTGGCTTCCAGGTTCCTCACCCAGTGGCACAGCTAGTAGATGACCTTGCTTGAGCTTGGGAAAATGCCATTTGACTTCCTGGTATACGTTAATGATTTCGATCTGTTGATAGCTTGGCATGTAGCTGCTAATAGGATTGATAGTAAACGCTGTGAAGCCTCTGTCGTTAAGCGACGTAATAGGGATCACTTCAGGTTCACCGATCTCACTGTCGCATATGATTAGACTCCAGTCAATGGGCATCTTAAACGTATAGTCGCCAATCTGTAACACTGCCGCTGGTGCATTGAAGATCTCGAGGAACACCAGTGGCATGAAGTAGTAATCAGGGCTACTCTTGTCGCTGTAGTCCAAAACGCAATAGCGAATATCGTCAATCTCTTCAGGTACAAAATCTAACTCGTAGGTTTCGTTTTCACTTGTTAGGATTTTCATTTTTATACTTTCGCAAATATGACATTATGAATATGATTCCTTTACTCGGAATATATTACATAACGGATATTTCACAACCTCATTTGAATCCTTAATATATACACAATATACACCGCCTTTAGAATAAGCGTTTTCTACATTGTTGTATTCAATAGGTTGCGATTGTTCTGTTGTATGTATTGCTACTTTCATTTCTTTACTCTCCTGTCAATTTTTTGAATATGGTCTTACTAAGTCTCATATCCTCTCGCCAATCCACTTTTGTGATCTTAAATGGGTAGCCGGCCTTCTTGTAGAACTTCTTGCGTTCTGTGAGGTGGCGTTTGCTGAACTTGGCGCTGGATGTAAGATCAAGGATGTTAACAAAGTCCTTGTCTTTAGCGCGGCGCAAGCCACGTCCGATACTTTGAATCACGCGAACAAAGCTCTTGCCTGGTTCGATTAGCATAAGGTTAAAGATACGTGGCACGTTGATACCCACGGCTGCAACACCGTATGTAGCGATAATGATCTTGTCGTCATTGCTTGAGATATCTTTATAGTGTTCTCGCCGCTGTTCGTTTTTCATTTCACCACTAATAAACACAGTACGGTCTTCTGGCAATCGCTCTAGAAGTCCTCTGCCTGACTTAACACGGTCAACCAACACAAGAGTATTGCCGCTCTCAGCTGCTGCCAAGATCATCTCTGCCATGTAGTCTAGTCTGTCGCTGTCTGTGGTGAGGTATGACAACTCAGTCTGATAGTTGTCGTAATGGACACTGTCTTGCATCTGTATGATGTCGACGTGGCAGTTCGCAAGGATGCCGTCTGCTTGTAGTGTCTGCGCTGCTAGTTCGCCAACTGTGGGTCCAACGCCTACTTTGAGGCCAACTGCGGCGTGTTCTTCTGGTGGTACTGTTCCTGTTAGTCCCCATCTGATTGGTATATTACGGAACGGTCCAATCAACATCTTCTTGAGTACGTCTGCTTTTGCACCATGTGCTTCATCTACAATAACAGCAATAACGCCCTGTGTGAAGTCCTCTAGACTCATGTCGCTCTTGCCGTTCTTGTGATTCTTCTGGATCACTTCCAAGCTTTGCCAGGTACAAATGGTGTGAGTGCGATCAAGCTCTTTGCGATCCCCATAATATACACCAACGTCTAAGCCAAGGTTCTTGTAGTCGTCTTCTGTCTGTGTAACGAGGCCTTTGTTGGGCACAATGACGATTGTACGAGCACCGCCATCCAAACCAGTGGCCATTTTGTACATTACTAGCTGCTCGTCCGTGAGACTGCGCTGAACAAGATCGCTCAGCGCTGCGGTGATCAGTGTTTTACCAGCGCCTGTTGCAACCTCTTGTACGCTGGCTTGATTCTTGAGGAAGTTGTTGACGATGTTCAGCTGGTAGTCGCGCAGTATGATGGGCTCGCCTTCAACAGGATGACCTTCAGGCCACACACGGTCGCTGAAATGGTCGACATCGATTGGTTGTAGGTCGATGTCATATCTCATGCGGTTGTCTATCAGAGATACCTCATATCCCTCGTCAACTAGAACAGGGAGAATGTCTTCAAGTAGATTAACGTATGTTTTGCCACCTATTGCGAAGAAACTGACTTTACCGTCCCACCTGCCCATTTTGAAGGCAGGGACGTGGTAAGCATGAGGTAGCATATAGCTGAATCGATCATAAAGCTTGCGCCGTGTTGACGTTGAAAGCCCATGTATTTTGCAGTTGACCTCGTCGAGTAGTTCGATTTTTGCTTCCATGTTGATTATATTACACTTTTTCTCTATGAATGTCAAATACTTATGCATAGAGATTGCGGGTCGGACTCATGTCCGACCCGCTGTACCAACCAGGGACGCAATGATGGAAAGGAGATGATACTGGCTGGTTGATTACAACATAACTGATTTATCCAAAGTTGTCAAGAAGATATTTGGGATCGCAGAAATCTTCTAGGTCAACGTGAAGGATCTTGCACTCTTCGCCGCTCTGTCCCCAGTCTTCCACATAATGAATACTCAGCTTGCCTTGATCGAATGGTCCAGTGTCAACCTCTGTAACATAGAGCTCAGGATAATATCCTGTTTGCGATCGACCGCCCATGCTTTCAAAAGGATCTGGCGCCTCAGCTTCAACGATTCGCTGAGCAATCTGCAAGACTTGGTCGTGCATGTCGAAGTAAAGTTGAAGGTCGGAGATGTTCATCAGATTTCCCAGGTGTTGCTATACCACTTGCCACGCACATCGACTTTGAACCGCTGCCCATCGCTTACTGAATATCCTTGCTCAAGAAGGTTTCCGATAAAACTATCTGCTTCTATTTCAGCAACTTTCATGGCTTGTTCAAGTGTTTCGCAAAGAGCAATACTCTGCTCATTGCAATCACGCACACGGTATTTCCATTTAAAACCGTTACCCCACATATCAGCGTCCTTTCAGGCAAGTCTGGTCTGCGTAGTCACGCCAGCCAGTGGGATCCATGTTCACCAGGTCAGCAATCTTCTTGACCATCCGAAGGCTGAGCTCCCGCAGGCGGCGGCTGTTGGCTTCGATGTATTCAAGGATCTCGTTGATCTGGAAATCATCGAACTCATACTTGTCGAGCATACCGTCGCGGATGATCTGCTTGCACCGCAGAAACTTCTCATGTGCGTCGTGGATGCCCATGTCCAGGTAGTGGCAGCGGCTCACGATGGCCTTGAGGTGGTCGCCGATCTTACCGCGCGACTTCTCAAAGTCAAGGTTGGTGATGAAGATGATCGAACCCTTGAACTCGAAGCGGAACGGAATTCCGAGATCATCGAGGATCCGGCTCTCGGTACGCCAGCTCATGGTGCGCTTCTCACCACTGTCAGTTGCGGCCTTGAACATGTTAAGACCAGTCTCATCGTAAAGCAGGCTGTCGCTGTCGTCCAGGACCAGTACACTGCCTTCTGCACGATACTCATACAGCAACTGGTACAAGCCAATGGCGCTTGCGCTGGCTACCTTCTCGACTCCGCGCTTGACTTCACCGTCAGCATCATATTTGTCAGTGTCGCACATCTTGTCCATGACGTCCAGGCTCTCGAGAATCTTCTCGACGCCAAAGCTCTTGCCCACACCAGGCGGTCCGGTCACGATCATTGCACGGACATGGCCCTCAACTGCGGCAAGCGTCATGCCGTCCAGCACGCCGAACTTCTTGCGCATACGGTCCATGATCTCTTCGTCAGTCTCTTCGACGATGGTCTCTTCAACCTCTGCCTCGACTTCAGGCTCAGGCGCAGCTTCGCGCGGATCGATAAACGTAACGTCCTGCTCACGGTCAAGCAGAATGCGAATCTTGCGCTCAGGGTAACCAAGCGGGTCACCAAGCACCGTAACGTAGAGGCCTTTCTTGCCCTGCTTGGGCGGAATGGTCATCTTGAAGCGACGGTTCTTGACCGTGTCGCCTGCGTAGGTGCCTTTTTTGACGATAATCTCAGTCATATTGTCCTCATCATTGCTTACCCATACACTCTAGCAAAACACATTGGTCCAGTCAAGAGAAAGCCGGCCACTAGGGCCGGCTTTCTTTACTGTGTTTTCAGCAGCTTAGACTTCAATCTTGACACGGTTAAACATGGTCTCCTGACAACCAGTGTGCTCATTGATTTCCTGCTTCTTGACAGTGCCAACCAGCGAAATGGTCTTGCCAGTAATGGTCTTGGCGACCGTGCTCAGCTTGTCGTTCATGAAGAACTTGGCAATCTTGCCACCATCCGTGAGCATCACTGCAAGGTGTATGTTGTGCTTGGGTAGGTACTTGACGTCCTTGACTTCGCCAGTGATCTTGATGCGCTGGCGAGGTTCGCCGATATAGCCACAGTCACGATGATCTGCATAGAAGCGATCCATTTGGTCACGCTTGTCTGCCATGCGGCGGCTGTTTGGAAGGCTGGAAACCATGGCCAGCTCTTTGTTGATGTCAGCCTCGCCGCGATCAAACATTTCGCTGAGGATCAGGTTGTAGTCATTGACCTGACCATCCTTGCCACGCTTGACAAGGTTGTCACCCATCTTGTCCATAAGGCAAACCTGGTCAAAATAGTTGAAGATCTCTTCCGCCTTCTCGCGGTCAGCGTCAGTGACTTCAACAGTGTCGTAGGGAACACCTTCGTGATTGGTGTCCGGACGGCCTGCAAGGTTACGCAGGGTGCGCAGTGCCATGATGCGGTTGTCTTCGATGTGCACTTCACGATCAGGATCGTAGTAGCCCTGGCCGCTCTTGACAAAGCCCTGCACACGGTCAACAGCAATAGCCACGGCTAGCGCCTCGAGGATCGGGTATTTTTCTGTGGTGGGACGGTAGGTGCCACGACGTGAAAAAAGATCGTTTGAGCTATACATTACAGAACCTCCAGAAGGGAACCTGCAACCCTCCAGGTGACATTGTCATCACCCTTCACGATCACAGTTTTGCGGTTGACCTTTTCGACGGTGCCGGTGACCATTGCACCACGGCGACCTTTGAACTTGACACGACGCCCACGACCCAGCGTGGCGGTGTTCATGCGCGCGATTGCATCGCGGCGCGCTTTCACAAGATTGATGACGAGATTCACTTCGCTGTTGTCGCAGCGGTCCAGGATGTCACGAAGAGCGCGAACATCTTTGTCATTGATAGCCATGAGTTCTAACCTTTGTTTGCTTCTGATGTGTTGAGTATAGTGTCATGCTGTGATGGTGTCAAGTGATCTTTTCAATCGCGGTGGCAATGAGCCACAAGATGAACACCACGATAGCAAGGATGAGGATGATGAACATGAAGTGTATGAACAGCATGAAGGGCCAGAATAGAAGGTAGACCCAGGTGATGATGTGTCCCCACTGTGTTGCTGTGATAGTCAAACTGAACAGGCCAGCAGGAGCCAGTAGCAGACCAACCACGTAACCAATCACCAGGTAGAAAAGAGTGCTGAAAATCTGTCCCATGTTATTTCTTCTTGTCCTCAGTCGTTGAAGATGGTTGCAGTAAGCCCTTGGCCTGGGCTGACATAGTGAAACGCCAGGATGTCTTCTCCGCCAGCGACACGCTCGGTTTCGCTGAGAAGAAACAGACGAGTGTTTCCGGTACGCGCGCTGCGGATATAAAAGGAACCGAGGCGCTGTCCAGGCCGGAGGCGAAGTTCGCTGGCTTCAGCTGTGAACTTTTTCGCTTTCACACTGTAGTCGAACCGGCGGCTGGAAATCTCAAACGCCATCACATTGCCTCCGCTGCGGCGACACGGATCATCACCGACTCAGGATAGTCAGCACGGCTCTCAGGAAGGGTTTTCCAACCAAGAAGTTCTTCGATCATCTCATGCCACATATACGGATGGACCGGGTTGTTGAAGTCTTCCTGGTTCAAGATGATCGTTTTCATGTCTTATCTCCTTTGCTTACAATACCAATATAAGCGAAGTGTCTTGGTTTGTCAACCTTTTTTGGATGAAAACTTTCCTTTGATTTCTTTTAGATAACGTTCAGACATGATTTTGTTTGCTTGGTATCCTGGATGCTCGCCATCTTCTGCTAGTGGGTGCTTTCTTTTGAGTTCTGGTACATCAAAAAGATACGCTATGTCTATTTGATTCCATGCGGTTTTCGACAATTGTTGATATTCTTCAGTGGGCCAGACCTGGTTCATAATATATTGAACTTTGAGGTCTTCCAAATGATGATGTATATGATTAGCTCTTCCAAGAAGGTCTAGTGCTGCATCGTAAAAAGTAAACATGTCGCCATAAAAAATCTCTAGGAAGTTTTTGTCAACTGGTACATGTTTCTGTTCCAACATACCACCACGTAAATCAACACGAGTGTTCACATCAGTAAAAAAGCAATGCCTGGTGGTATACGTCCATTGAATAACAACCAAATCCCCGTCAATAAAATGTGTATCCATGACTGATCGCCAGATTGCTTTATTACTGCCTCCTGGTATTCCGTGGTTGACTAATTCAATGCCTAAATCATCCGCAACCAACTGTGGCCAAATAAGTTTTTTGTTTTCAACACCATAGCCAGCAACCATACTACAGCCATATGCATGTAACCTTTTGAAATCCATGATCAATCTAGAGAAATATCCTCTAGTCCTGCTGTGCGAAGTTTAGTTATGTTGTTGATTTGAAAACTTTTTGCATCAAGACCCTTCATCACTGCCAAATACTTGTTTCGGACGAGCGCAAACTCGTTGACGATATGTTCCATGTCAATATAGTCTTGCTCGCCCTCAGCAAACTTGTCAGCGTCACGGCTGCTCAAGGCCTTATTGTAGTGTTCAAGGTATTTGCGATAGTGCTTGCGATGCAGTTGACGAAGTTCAATATTGAGATGTTCAAGGATGGCTTCAACTTCTTGTAACTGTGCGAAGCGATGAGCTACGATACCAGGTAACTCACGGCTGTTCTTTTCCAGTATGCCTGACAAATATGTTTCCTTTCGGGCGGCCACCAGCTCTTGTTCAAAGTGAGTGATTGCAGGAACCACATTTGCAATGTTGTCTTTGACCTTGTTGTACCAACCGGCCATTTACTCTTCCCAATCTTCATCAAAATCTTCTTCATCGTATCCGTTTTCTTGACAATAGATACGTAGTGCTTGGTCAAATGTTTCACAGACACCGTATAGTTCGGTGCTGGCGATGCTGAGATCAACCAGTCCAGCATCATCTATTGTTGCGATAAATTGTGTCGCGCAGTCACGTTGGTCTCTGGCGGGCACATAGTTTTTTATGCCCGCCCAGATCTCTACCAACGCAACTGATTCAGTTGCATGTAGCTTCATGAGAGCCTCTTATTGTTCTTGTGAAGTTTCGTCTTCGGCGCTATTTATATCAGCGTCGTCCTCTACCACGTCATCAACATGATGTTTGTGATATTCGCTCATAATCATATCCAAGCAACCGTCAACGTTTCCTTCCCAATGCTTGCGGAATTCTTTGAATACTTCGCCAGTCTCTGGGCTAATATATTCAAGCTTGTTTCCAGTCTTAGTGAGAAGGCCTTTCCCTTCAAACAAATCGACCAAACCGCTGTATGGGTCCATGCCACCATCCCAAGGGATCTTGACCTGAACACTTTCAAACGGCTTGCTGTAACGTGTCTTCATGATCTTACACGCTGCGCGGATGCCATGAACCTGACTGGTTTTGTTACCGTCAGCATCTTCTTTCAGCTTGAGCTTACGCATTGCGACAACGATGCTGGCTGCATACACCATACCGCTACCACCTGAGATCTTGTCATCAGGATCGAACATGTCTTGGCTCTGGTACGTGTGGTTTGTACACACCATGCCGATATTGAGATCGCCAAACATGTTGACGCAGTTAGTAACCAGTGCTTTCAGCTGACGTGCTTTACGACCCATGTCGCCCTTCATGTCACCCTTGCTGAACTGGTCAACGTCCGTGGGTGTGAGCAACATGCCAAGACTGTCAACAACGAACAGG